TTAAGCCTCCGTCAGGGTGATTCCCAAAGCCGCGCAGACCTGGGCATAGCGGTGTTTGCGGTCTTCGATGCCGATCAGACCACCATTGATGTGCCGCGTGATGGAGATGACGTCGCCTCGATCGGCAAAGGCATTGAGGTTGTTCCGGCGCCAGAACCACCCAGCCGACCGAGCGGCAAGACCCGGCTGTTCCAGCAGTTCCGGCTGGCCGATCAGATCGGCACCAAGGGCAAGGCAGGCTGCCGTGTAATTGGCTCGCCCGGTCAACTGGATCAGGCCTCGGCCCCGATAGCGCCAACCGTCGCCACTCGCCTCATCGCCATTGCCCATGCGGTTGCCGTAAACCCGAGATCCAATCCGTTCGGGCTGATGGGCGTAGACGACAGCCTGGTCGGCATCGAAGTGGCGGGGGAACACCCGCAACAGGGCCTCGGCGGAGTAATTCAGGTTCTCGACCCGGCAAGCGAGGTCATCGCTTTCATGGGCGATTTGAGCGAGGAATGCCGCCAGCCTGATAGGAGTTTCGATCCCCCACTCGGTACAGGCTTGGGCAAGAGGATCCAAAAAATGGTCGAGATCGACCGAGGACGCCCCCGGCATGGAGGCGCGAAGGATTTCGCGGGTCAGCATGGCTGCCAGTTCCTAATTGATGTGGACGCGGGAATCCTCTGCGACGGCGGAGATTTCCACCTGCTCGGCGCGGGGGCGGATGGCGAGGATACGAGCAGTCTGGGCCCAGGCATGGCCGGGGCCGAAGCTGAAATAGGTCCGCTCCTCCGAGCCGCCGACATAGGGGGTAACGGTTAGTGGGCCGCTGACGCGGACCATGGTGGCGTCTCCCGGCACAGCCTCAACCGGGAACGGCCCCGCCAGTCCACCATCACGGCGGCGAAGAGCGAGATAGTGGGTGGCTCCTTCAGTCCAGACCAAGGGCTCGGACAGCACCAACACATCGCCCTGGCAACAGATCACCTCGCCGCCTTGCCCCCAGCGGGGCATGTCGTGGGTGATGGCGACCAGATCGCCGTAGCTGGGAATCATGCCCTCCAATTCGGTGCGGAAGGTGATCAGACGGCGGCGATAGCGATTGTTGGCGGCGATGTAGAGACCTTCCCGTTGGGCATGGTCCTTGGCGGTGCAGCCGAACAGATTGACCTTGGCGGGATTGTCGCCGCTACTGTCGGCCAGCTTGGCGGTAACCTCATCGGGCTTCCAGGTGCGCGATGAGAAATATTCTACCGTCACCGCGTCGGCGGTGTCCTCGCCGGGCATGACGTATTTGATCTTGAATGAGCCCTTGACGATGTTGCGCGGCCCGAACATGGCGACCGGAATGGTTTGGGGCTGATCGCGGATGACGCGGATGATGCCGCCCTGCTGGATGGGGATGGCTCGGCCACAACGAGCGATACGTGAGAACGCCTCCCACACCGTCATGTTTGAATCGAAGACGGCATCAAAGCTGTCGCCGCGGTCCCCCCAGACTGCCTCCAACGTAGCCAAAGCCTTGAGGTCGATCCGGGTATCCGAAAGCTTCGCCCCATAGTCAGCTTTGCAGGCATCGGTGAAGGCCCAGGCGATGGATCGCGTAGGCTGCGGCTGGGACCAACCCGTTGCGGCGGACCAAATCGGCAGTTTGCGGGTAACGATGCAGTTGATGAGCCGGCTTGATCGCTGACTGAGATTGTCGGTCGCGCGCATCTTGACGGCCAGCAATGTCACGGCACCGAAATCCGGCCGGTCAGTCAGGATGGCTCGAAGAGCCCCCCAACGCACCTCATGTCCCGCTCGGGCATCGGTGTCCTTATTGTCTAGGCGTCTGGACCGGACCTCGTAACGGCCAGCGGCGACTGCATAGCGGTATGAAATCCGGATGGCGGTGTTGCTGGCCGCGCTATAGGTTTCCGATGCCAGCACCGACCAGCCGCCGATGGCGATGCCGTCGCTGTCGATGGGGCGGGTCTCGATTTGCCACTGGGCCGTGCGCGTGGTCAGTGTCCCGCTGTCGTTGGCGTAGTAAAGCCCTCTGGGAAAAATGATATCGACGGCCAGCGCGTTGGCCGTGGTGTCCACCGGGTTGGCGGCAAAGGGGCCGATGTAGCCGTCATCACCGGCTTGCACCAGGTTGGGCGCCACCAGTTCCTGGCCAGCCACTTCAGGCGCGGAAACCACTTCAGTGGGAAACAGGGAGACAGAGCGCCCCGGAGGCACGATCTCTGTCTGCACCTCCTCGAATGATGAGATCGGCGTGTCCTCGATGCGGACCTGCTCTATGGCGTATTCGCCCTGGCCGATGACATGAAGCTGGTAGAGGAATTGCTCGCCGTTGACGTAATCCTGATAAGGCTCAGCAGCCAGGTCCGGATAGATCATATGGCGGCCATAAATCACCGGGATCGGTTGGCCCAGGCGGGCTTGGTTGCCTTGGGCTTGCAAGCTGTAGGTCGGGCTGGGAGCCGGGGTGCTGCCACTGCCGCCCCAATTGAGGGACGGCATCGAAGGCTTGGGAGCCGGGATCACGGTATTGACCAGTACCGAACCGACCATGGCGATGGCGGCGGTGGCCATGGCGGCGGCGGTCCCGGCCTCGGCAAATCTCATGGCCACGGCTGCCACCGGTCCCAGGTAGATGGAGGCCACCAGAACGGCAATGGTCAGGATGGTGCTGAGCGGATTTTTGCCACCACCACCGCCGCCGCCGCCCCCCAAGGGGCAGCGGATGATGGAGATGATCTCGTCGTCACCAATCACCCGGACAGCGAATGTTTCTGCAGCAACCACCTGTCCGCCGATCCGGATCTCCGGGCCGTCTGCCCAGCGGTCGGCATCAATCCCGCAATCCAGCAGCAATTCTCCAACCGTCACCCCAGCATCAATGGCGTGGACGCTGCGGCTGGCCACCGGTTCAAACGGATTGGTGATGACGACGACGGACGCGGTCATGCGTCACCGATGAACCGGTAATGGCCTTCGATGGCCCAGCCATTGAGACGGAGAGCATCGGGGCGCTGGAACACCACCCCGGAATCCTGGCAGCAATGGAGGACACCGCCGGCATCCACGTCGAGCCAGACACCAACATGTATGGGGTGGCGCGATTGGCGCAGCAGGACGCAGTCACCCTCCAATGGATCGGGGACCTTGACCCAGCGTTGCCGCTCAGGGTGGTCACGGAAGGTCCGCCCCATCACCAGGATGTCTTCAGGGTTGCCGATTTCGGGCAATTCCCTGCCAAACTGGTTCCGTTGAACGGTGCGGACGAATTCCCAGCAATTGAACGTGTCTGGTCCGCTGCCGTGGACGGACCACGGCAGGCCAATGAGGGCTGATGCCCAGTGCATGGCAAGTCTCCTATCTGGCCAAGCCAGGAACCGCTTGGCGGTATAGGTGATGGAGGGAAAGGCTTTGTTGCCGACATCCAGCATGCGGGCGCGGCCGGTGACCCTGAGCGTGTCGGCCTCCACCTCAGACAAGGTCAGGGTGATGGGTGGGTCCATGTGCGGCCCGTCCAGATCGGTCGAGAGATAGGGCCGGTAAATGATGTCGATCTTGTCCTGGCTGATGGCAGCAGCCTCCAGGGCATCGACGATTTCCTGGCCAACATTGTCCAGGGTGACGGTGATTTCCGGCACCGGCGCGGTATCGACCGGAGGCAGGTCGAGATCGAAGGCCAAAGCGATGAAGGTGACCTTCTGGCCACCTCCTCGCGGCGCCCCCATTTCTAACCGAGCGAGGAGGTCTGCATGGTCCCGCACCACCCTGATCGGTTCGGTAAAGGTTGGATGCCAGATTTCCAGGGTGTGCAGGATCACCGTGTCGGCCGGTGCAGCGGCATAGGCCTCCCGCAAGGCCTGGGATAGAGCAGGGTCAGGCATCGCGGTCATCCCCGCACCGGGGTGCCGGGAAAGGGCAGAATGTCCGTGCCTCGAGCAGTTTGCGCATTTCGTGAACGACCTCGGAAAGCCCTTCCACGGCAGAACGCAAGGCTTCCGTCTGGCGCGCCTGCTCCTCGACCACATGGGCGAAGGCATTTACTGGAACCCCAGAATCCAGGGATTCCGGTTGTTGGCGATTATGCGCCCAGGCCCATGCGATAATGGCGACCACAAAAACAGAAGCCGCGATGGCGGTCATCTGCACCATGGGAGCCGCCTGTCCCCAGGCCCCGACGTACTGGGTGGCTACGCCGGCCCACACGTCGGGTGACTGTTCCAGCGCCATGGCCACTTACTCCAAGACGATGCCGACTTTGGCCGCTTCTGAGGTCAGTTCGGCAGTGCCCTTCCAGCGGAAGAAATACGGAGCCGTGGCCAGCACATGGCGGAGTTCCGCAATGTCCGCGACCGGTGCAAAGCCAATCTCCGCCGGCTGTTCCGGAATCTCCTCGTCATCAGGAATGGCGAAATAGTGCTTTCCGCTGCACTGCCCAAGGGATTCGTATTGCGCCGCCGGTTCCCAGTTGAGTCCGTTGGCGGGGGTGTAGGCATAGACTTTCATGGTGATTTCCTCCGATCAGAACCGCACGCGCAGGGGGGCGTTGGAACTCTGGTTCTCCGGCAGGCCGAGCGAGAAGGTGTTGCTCGGTCCCCAGGAGAACACGGTGCCGTCCATGGCCAGTGCCATGGCCTGGGGTTCGCCGTCGTTGCCCTGATGGAAGCCGGACACCGCGATGCGGCGGATCTTGCCGTGGTAGCGATTGGGGAAGCCCACCATGCGGAATGACATCTGCGGGTTGGGAATATTGGGGCCGGCGATGAAACTGGTGCCGTAGCCCACGGTCATGACGTAGCCATTGTTGCGGGCAATGCGATCGGCAGCCGTGGCATGACGCAGCAGGACGATATTGTCGTAGATGTAGGTGGCGTTGATCCCGGTGGTGGGCGAAATCACCTGAGACACATGGGTGACATTGGGCACCAAGGTGGGAGCAACGCGATTGGCGGTGTCGCCCAGACCCAGCTTTCCGTTGGTGTTGGCGCCCCAGGACCAGAACGAGCCGTCCTTGGTCATGGCAAAGGACGACCCGAACATGCCGCACACGGCCCAGATATCAATCACCTTGGTGGCGTCGGTCAGGCCCAGCATGGTGACCAGGATCGGCGTTGCCCGGTTGGTCGAGGAATTGTCCCCCAACTGGCCATAGCCGTTGTAGCCCATGCCGTAGAGCTTGCCGTCGGCGCGCAGCACCAGGGTCCAACCGTACCCGGAGAAGGAACCGCCCATGGCCACCTTGACCACCGGACCGCCCACATCGACAAGAACTGGGATCGTCTTGTTGGAGGTGGTGCCGTCGCCGATCTGGCCCGAGCCGTTGTAGCCGCAGAGGTAGAGCTTGTTGTCGGTGGTGATGAAGGCGACATGGCCGTAGGATCCGCCACCAGCGATGACCGCGCGGACATTGCGATTGAACATGCCGATCTTGGTCGGGACCGCTCGGTTGTTGGTGTCGCCCAATCCCAGCTGCCCGTAGCCGTTATAGCCCCAGGCGTAAACGTCGCCATTGTCCATCAGGGCGTAGATGGCCTCGGCGTCACCAGGGCCACCGGGGGTGTGGCTGCAGGCGAGATAGCGGACATTGCCGGCACCGGCAGGGAACGCAATCTTCTGGAAGAAGGCTTTGGACGAGGTGGTGCCGTCACCTTGTTGGCCGTGGGCGCCATAGCCCGAGCAATAGACGGAGCCATCGTCGGTAACGAGACCGGTCCACCCGTAGGTGCAGAGTACCTGCTTGATCTTGCCGGGTGTGGTCTCGGTAACCAGGTGGCCTTCCGTGTTGGTGCGGTACAGACCCGGCAGAACGGTCGGCCAAGGATTGCCCGTGGGATCGCCGTTGCGACCGCTATTGGCGTTACCCGCAATGAACACCGTACCTTCGGTGAAGATGCCGGCGTAACCCCGATAGGCTGAAGTCATTCCCGCGGCGAAATCAGCGTCGTAGATGCCCTGACCAACATGGTTGGGGAAATTGATGGCATCGGTGATCAGGCCAGCCAGCGCGGTGGGGCCAGATCCGACCACCGCGTCACTGTCATCACGGGCGATATAGTCGTTCATCAGGTATTTGACGCGGGAGCTGGGGCGCCCGTCTGACCAGCGCCAAAGCGGATCAAGGCCGTCGTCCGTGACCGACAGGATCTGGCGGGGTTGACCAACGGGAACGCGAACATTGCCCGATGCGCCGCGGACAAAGAGGTCGCCACGGGTGGTCAGAGGGGAGGTTGCCGCCGCCGCAAGGCCCTGCAGATCGATCACGAAATCGACGATGCCGCCATCGCAGAACAACCAACCGCGCTTGGTCGGAGCGATTTCGGCATAGGTAGTTTGGCTCGGGGTCTTGATCCGCACCGGCACCGACAACTCATTATCGATCACCGCAGCCCAGCCACGGGCCGGCGTGACGACATTGACGAAAGGCACCGTGTACGAGCCTTGGTCGGGGCGCAGCACCAGGATGTCGCGGGCAACCTGATCTTCAGCCAGGGTGACGGTGGCCGTTCCTGGAGAGGTCACGATGACGATTTCAGCCGGTCGGGCGGATTCGTCGATCAGCCCCAGCAGAGCGTCAGCGCCCACCATGGCTTCGACCGACTTGGCGAGATAGACGAGGTCACGGGCTGAAGCCCCGTCCTCACCGGAAGCGGCGGCCAGGGTCAGGCCACGGCCTTTGATCGTTTCGATCAGACTGCGGAGGGATGCAATAGACAAGGCGCTCTCCTTTTGTGCGCGTGGAAACCCCTGGCTCCCAGGCTGTTGCCCTGGGCCAGCGGATCAGAACTGGTTTTGGAAGAAGGGGCAGGCCGCGGCCTGCGGTTACATGACGTCGATGCCCAAAAGAGCCATATCTTCCAGCAACTCACCGGCATCAGTGGGCTTGCGTCGGCACACAGGGGCGGGAAGCAATGCGTCGAGCGGCGAGAATGGTTCCCATGCCGCGCCATCCCAGCGGTATAGCCCTTCGGGCGCCTCGACCTTTACCCAGAGATTGAGAGGCCTGTTGGCCAAGGGAATGGCATCACGAGCGGCAATATCGGGAACCGTCACCATGGCATCTAGGGCACGGCGTTGAGCCTCCACATCGGCCAATGGATCGGCGAAGAACTGGTCGATGCGTTCCTGAAGCGTGGGCATTAATGTCACCCCTGGAGGATGGTGGTGAAGCGGAGCAGGTCGTCGCGTGCTGCCAGAATCCGGCGATGCTCGGTGTCGAGTGCGGCGCGAGCGATCCGTTCGATGGGTATGGCAAAGCGAGCGACGTGGGTGACGGCGGCATTGATCATGCCGGTGGTCGTGGCCGCCAATGTCTGGACCTCGGTCTCGAATCCCGCTGCCGCTGCCGCAATCCGATCCTCGACGGATGCCCCTGCCGCGCTGAGCGCCGCCTTTCCGTCATCGGCTGCAGTTTTGATCTCGGCTGCCAGGTTACGCAGTCCGGTGTCGGCTTGGATCACCAGGGTGTTTACCTCGGTCAGGTGCGCCTGGGCGGAAGTGGCAGCTTGCTGAGCCGCAGTAACTTGATCCGCGGCAATGCCAGCGTGGTGCGCGGCTAAGTCGGCACTGGCCAAGGCGGCAGCCTCGGACCGTCCGGCCTCGTCGGCAAATGCTGTAAACAAGATCAGAGTGTGGCGTGTGTCGGCCAGCCGCCTGGCATCCGCGCCCAAAGCACGGCGAGCCAAGGCGTCAATGGGCAATGCAAAGCGGGCGGCATGCGCGCTGGCCTCCGTCGCGGCTCCTTCCGCTTCGGCGACAGCGGCAGATACTCGATCGGTTGTCTCACTCGACAGCGACAGAACGTCAGCCGCAAAGGCGGTTGCCGTCGCGGTGATGCGTCCTTCAACTGATGTGGCGGTGGATGCAAGGGAGGCTTTGGCGTCGGTGACCTCACCCTGAAAATCTGCCACCATTGCACTCACGGCTGTATCGGCCTGACGGAGCGCATCTTCAACTTCGATCCGCGCAGCTTCCGCCGCCTCATTGACCGCGGCAACCTGTAGGGCCGCGGTGCTGGCATGCTGGGCCGCCTCATCTGCGCTGGCCTTGGCTGCAGCCTCGGATCGTCCTGCCTCGTCGGCAAAGCAGGAAAACAGGTTCAGTGTGTCTCGCGTGCTGGCCAGGCGCTTTTCGTCTGCCACCAACGCCCGGCGGGCGACATCCTCAATGGGAAGCGAGAAGCGACGGCAATGGGCCCGGGCCTCGGCAGCCGCAGCTTCAGCCTGTACGACCGCCGCGCTGGCCTCATCAACGCGGGACTGTGCTTCAGCCTCGGCGTAGGCCAGCAAGCCGCCAATATCGGCTTCGGCTGCTGATGCGACGGTGCGAATTTCAGCCTCAGCCTGATTAACCATGGCATTGGCTTTGCCGAGTGCCGCCGTAACCTCTTCGGCCTTAACGCTGGCGACGGCGGCAAATCCCTCCGCCGCAGTCCCTGCTTCTTTCGCCGAGGAGAGAACCGTGCTCAGGTCCCCAATTTCTCGTTGAAGGGTCTCCTTCGCATCGGCCACGGCGCGGGCTACCGTCTTAACTGTTCCTCCCTCGGTGATCACCTGGCTATCGGTGCCGTTGGCAGGGCCATGCACCAACTTGTGCAGCAAGGAACTGTCCACCGTTACTTTTGCAACGGCGGCTGCCAGATCAGTTTGCAGGGTCATGGGGGATCACCAGCGAATGCGGTCGGTCAAATCGACATGCAAGGTGGAATGCAGGGCGGCGATATCGATGAACAGTGTCGGCACGTCCTCAACGAGCAGGATCTCCAAGGCTCCGTCGTCCAGCATGGGACGCTCCCGGATCTCCAGCACCGACGTGACGAGCCAGACGCCGCCTCGGTTCGGGACAGCCTTGTAAGGGACGCCACCTTGGCCGAGAAAACGGGCCTCGTGGGTGGCGAGGCCGATTCCGCCAAGCAGGGCAATGCTGAACCAGTTGGCGCCATTGCCCACCTTGAGCTTGAACCAGGCCTCGAAGGTGGCGAAGTCCACGTCCCTGAACCGCCAACGCACGGGCATGCGGGTCGGCACCTGGGTGAACCGCCTCCTTTGCCGAGCCGGGCCAGCTTCCATTTCGGTGCGCAGGCAGGAATCCTGCTGTTCCAGCGATGTGCCCTCGAAGGTGGGCAGCGGCAGTCGGCTGGGCCAGGAAATGGTGGTGGTCATCGATAAGCACCGGCAGCCGGGTTGAGCCCATAACGATGCTCCAGCATCGGGGCCATTCCCTCACCCCGGCCGATGCGACGGGTCATGCGCCCTTCCAATTCCTCAACGATCACGTCCAAGTGAATGCGGCCATCGGGCCCTTGGGATTGCTCGGCCCTGGCCTGAGTGCCCGATGCGTTGTTGTTGACGTTGACCACCACGCCGACAGTCGGCGGAGACATGGCGGCATTCAGGATGCGATCGGCATTGTCCATCTGCTTGGGCGTGAACACCCCTTCGCCCACCTTGGCGACGATGGGCCGTTCGCCGCCAACCAGGCCACCACCATGGAATCGGGGGGCATGGGCGAACACCGACGGGTCGAAGGGTCGGGTTTGCAGACGATCGAAGCCGATCAGGCCACCGGAATGGGCGATGGCGAAATTTCCGGTGTCCGGAACTGGGACGGATCCACCGGTACTGCCGCCGCTTTTCGAGAATAGGCCTCCAAGGCCACTCAGCAATCCGCCAAACAGCCCGCTCCCGGCTCCGGCGGCACCAAACAACGGCGCCACGATGGCCATGCGATAGGCCGCCCGCACCGCCTCCTCGGCGATGGTGTTGAACAGGTCCGTGGCCGACAGCTTGCCGGTGGTGGCCCATTTGACGAAGGCATCTTCGGTGGACTTCAGCGCCCGTGTCAGGCCTTGTTCCATGGCGGTGGCCGAGTCCTCGATGGAACGGCGATAGCTGATCAGCGCTCGTTCTGCTCCAGACACCCAGTCCTTTTCCGCCGACAAGCGACGCAGTACGGCGTCCTCGGTGGCGCGAGAATATTGCTGCTCGGTGACCAGTGCCCCTTCCTTGGATTGGCGCAGGCGCTCGATGGCGTCGATTTCCTCCTGATAGGTCAGGGCCGGATTGAGCGACTTGGCCTTGGCCAGCAGATCCTGGCGCTGGCGCTCGGCATCAAGTGCCTGGAGCCGCGTGCGCAAAGCCGCCTCGTTGAGGCCCTCGTCCTCATGCCGGCGAGCCGCCTCGTTGGCGATGCCTTCCTGGCGGGCCGCTTCGGCTCCCCGCATCCGGGCATCGGCCAGACGTCGTTCGGCCTCGATCTGGCGATCAAGGTCATGGGCGGTGGTGGCCTCACGGTTGCGGCGCTCGGCTTCGGCCTTGGCATCGAAGGCATTTCCCAATGCCGTGCGATCGGCGAAGGGGTTCTTGCGCACCTCGGTATCGACGAACGCCTGTCGCTGGGCGGCCAGTTTGGCGTCATACCCTTTGCCGATGGCGGCGGTGAGAAGATCGGTGGCCGCCACCTCTCGCAGCATGTTGGCGATCGTGTCGCGGGTGGCCGCTGCCAGCTTGAGTTTTGCTTCGCCCAGGCGGAGCGCCATCAGTTCGGCCGCCCCTTGGGCACCGAGGTTCAGTCTGATCGCCTCATCCTCGGCGCGGATCGTCACCAGGGCCAATTCGCGCTGGGCTTGGGGCAACCGCATGGCGGCAGCGGTCTTGGTGTATTCCGCCTGGAGATCGACCAGCTTCTTGCGATCACGTTCCAGCGCATCATTGGCTTCAGTTTCGGATGATACCACCGGCGCCGGGGGCGGCGGCATTGGAGCCGACAGGCTCTTACCATCCCTGCCAATGCTGACACCGGTGCGGCGTTCCTCTTCGATACGGGCCAGTTCAGCCTTGGCCTCGGCCAGTTGGCGATCGACATTGCCGCGGGCAAAATCGGTGGCGACGGCTTTGCGCAAGCTTTCCAGATCGGCGATCTTGCTTTTCAGGCTGGTGATCTGGGCGTCCTGATTGCCCAGCAGTGCCGCCGCCTCGGTGACCAGGGAAGTGAGCGCGTTGCGGGCGCCCTCCACCACACTGGTATGGGACAGGGTTTCGAGCAGATGCTCCCAGGCCAGCCCCAGATCATGGGCGGCCTTGGCCGTACTTCCCATGCCGTCCTCAGCCAGCCCCTTGAAGCGGGCATTGGCCTTGTCGAGGAACAAGGTGACGGCCTCGACCTTCTGGCCATGCTCGAACAGGGTACGGATATTGGTGAGTTCGGAGGCGGTGAGCAGGTTCCACTGCTCATCGAACCGCTTTACCCCCTCATAGCCCTTGGTCACCGCCTCGGCCAGTTGCTCGGCGCCCTTGGCCATGTCCTGGCCGGAAGCCGCGGCGAAATCTCCGGCTAGTCCGGCGACACGGCGGAAGGTGTCGCCACTCAGCTGATTGTTCTTAAGAAGCGCTTGGACCATGGCGACGGCGTCGTCATGGCCGAACGGCCCCTTCTGGTACGAGGTGCTGATCACCGACTTCAGATCGGCCACCGACAGGCGAGCCGAATCACCCATGGCCCGGAGCGCCACCGACAGACGGCGGGCTTCGTCTTCCATCTTCATCAGATGGGCAAGGCCAAGCGCCACCGGTGCCGCCATGGCGGCAATTGCAGCACCCCAGCCGATGATGGCAAGGCTGCCGGCTCCGAACACCGAGGTCAGCCGCATGCCTTCCATGGCGAAGGTGCGGATCGGGCTTTGCCCGGCCATCAGCATCTCGGCTGAAGCGCGCACCGAATGACTGACCGCCTGGATCTGCCAGGTGGCCATGCCATGGGCATTGCCCATGGTGGTGACCGCGCCGCTGGCTTCAGCGCAACGATCCTTCAGCAGCTTCAGGAAGCGACCATGCTCATCGCCGCTGATGGTTCCCCGCTTCAGGGCCTCGGCGAGCATGTCTTGGCCGCGCGCCATGTCGGCCTGAGCCCGAATGGCCGGATCGAGGCTCTCCTTGAGCCTGCGGATGGTGGCTTCAAACTTGGCCGACGAAGTGCCGGCCCGATCAGAGGCGGCCTCGATCAACTTCAGAGCACTCTGGCCGCGATCGCCCAATTCCACCAAGGCGGCTTTCACCGCCTCGGCATTGGTCAGGCTCAATCGGATCGCAAGGTCACGGGTCGCCATGATCGGTCTCGCCCTGGTGAAGTGATGCCAGACCTTCAACCATGCCGGCCTCGGCATGGGGCAAGAGTTCGGCCATGGCGCGAGGGCAATAGCCCAGGCCGGTCCCCATGGTCAGACTGGCGGTGAGATCGATACCGATGATGGTGGCGCCGTTCATACGAAGTTGGCCGGTGGAACGTTCCAGCAGATCCCAGGCCTGCCACCCCTCGATGGTCAGAGGAGCGTGTTCGACGGTGGGGCAGCGTTTGCCTTCGGCGTTTTTGCGGCCACGGGCGCAAGGGGAACCGTCGTCGCGGCACCGTCGGCAATACTCCTTCCCGCCGCCCCAGAGCCACCGAGCGCGGGAGTGGAGGCGTTTTTTTCCACGTCCAACATGGTCAGGGGTTCGAGATAGGCATGGTGGAACACCTGGGCCAGAATCGGCTGGCCATCGATGAGGGCTTCGATGGAGGCAGGCGTTACCGGCACCGAGCCATCGGCATCACCGATGCCCTCCCAGGCCAGGATCGCGTAAAGCGCCAGGCCCTTGGTGATCAGCGCCCGGTAAAGCGCCTCCCGGATGGTTTGATTGGCGCCATCCAGCGGTAGTTCGCCGTCGTCCTCCAACTGCCCCATCAGTTCCAAGGCCCGGGCCTGGATCAGGTTGTAGACCGGTGTGGTGAGGGGCCGGACCTGTACACGGACATCGCGTCCGAGGTCGAACCAGCGGGGTTCATCGGACAGATCGAGACGGATCATGGTGGCCCTCAATAGCTGGCGATGTCGTTGGTCAGTTTGACCTGAAGCAGATAGCCTGCTGTCGGATCGTGGGCGGCGCGCCAGTCATAGGTGGCCTGGATGCCGCCTGGGCCTTTGACCTCCTGCTTCTTGCGCGGCAGAAACACCCGCGGAAGATGGAAGGTCAGGGCATAGCCTTCGGCCCCCGGAATGGTGAAGCCGTATTCCAGCTCCACCGGGCTCTCTGCGGCAATGGCTGCCGTCAAGGTGGTGTCGGTGGAGAAGCGCACATCGATGGAGCCTTCGGCGGTGGCCTCGGTTTCATCGACACCGTCGATCATGCCGTCGGAGCGGATGGTTTCGACCCGCTCGAGGTTGTTGGCATAGGTCAGCTTGCCGCCCACCACATTGGCGAGTTGGGTGCCGCCCACTTTGATGGTGCCGCTACCCTGGCTGAACCGCTTGAGCGCCAAGGTAGCCGGCGCTGCGTCAATGGTCTGGCTCGCCTGGGTTTCGCCCTGGGCGACCAGGGATACGGTGGCATTGGCCGCTCCCGACCGGGCCATGGTGAAGGACAGCTTGTCCAGTTTGGCGCCGCTATGGCGGAAGAACTTTGCCGTCGCCAATCGGGCATGGCCGATTTCCAGGCCCAAGCTGGGCAGGTCGCCGCCCGAGGTGAAGCAATGGCTGAAACTGCCATCATGGTGATCGGTGGTGACGGGAGCTCCGAACAGACCCTTCAGCCAGAAGCCCAACCCGCGCAGATCGAGAGGCACACCAATGTCACCCTCATCCTTGACCGCCTCGTAGAACGGATCCTGGGCATCACGCCCCTGGCCCAGCAGCGGGTCGTAGCCCAACGGGCGCTCGGCTCCCAACGCGGAATCCTTGAAGCTGAGCCTGGTGTAGCCGTTGGCCGGCAGGGTGCCGTAAGCCGCCTCAAACGCAGCCAGCAGGATGCAATCGGAGCCATAGGCCCGCGTCTTTGCCATGATGAATTCCTTGGTCGGAGATTGATCAGCCCAGCGGATTGGTGCTGGCGTAATGGATGGTGACCGGGACCACGGCCCCTTTCAGCCCGGCGGCCCCATCGATGGCGAGGTCATGGGTCTTGGGCGCCCCCCAATCCAGCCAATCGGCGAGGCCGCCCAAGGATCGGTCGGCCTCCAGGGCTTGGCCCACGGCCATGAGCAGGCCGTCGAGGGCGGTGTTGGCATCGCCAGCCCCGCGGCTGACAATTACCTCGATTTCCGCTTTGTGCTGCCAGAGATAGGTCGGAGGCGACACCAGCATCTCAGGCTCGCCGGGATCGCCGTCACGCAGGACAATCAGGCCGCCCACTGGGACCGTTTCCGGCAGCGGGGCTTCCCGCTTCGCCGTGGCGCCGGGGATCGTTTCCAGGCGGGCCAGGAGAGCCTGGAGGATCTGCTCTCGCGTGGTGGGCATTCGGTATTCCTGCGGGCATTGTCCATTTGGAAGCCTTGAAGCCTCCGCAGACCGCCGTTATGTGTTGCCGAATATCGCACGAGTGCGATATTGTCGCGGTATGGAATGGCGGATCGAAATTCTGAACGAGACGGTAAAAGCGGAAATCACCGCCCTGCCGATGGATATCCGGGTCAAACTGACCCACATCCTCGACATGATGGTGTCGCTCGGACCGCAAAGGATGCGCGAGCCCCATGTCAAGCCGCTACGCGACAAGCTGTGGGAAATGCGGATGAAGGGTAAGGACGGAATCGCACGCGCGATTTACGTTCTCGCCCATGAACGACGGATCGTCATCGTCCATGCTTTCGTGAAAAAGACGCAGAAGACCCCGCCGTACGCTATCGATCTGGCCCTCCAACGGGCCAAGGAGTTGGAACCATGACCCTGCCGTTTAATGCTCTCAAGGACGAGTGGATGAAGGATCCGGCCTTCCGGGCAGAATACGACGCTCTGGCGCCGGAATTCGCCCTGGCGCGGGCGCTGATCGAGGCGCGTTCCAACGCAGGGCTCACCCAGGCTGAAGTTGCGGAACGGATGGGAACCACGCAGTCGGTGGTGGCGCGCATCGAGAGTGGCCGCAATCCGCCGAACCTCCGCACCCTTGAAAAGTATGCTCATGCCGTTGGAACGAGGATCGCGGTCACGCTGGTCCCCACGGTATTGTCGGCTACGACGCCCCACCATCCCGCCAGTTCCTGATCACGAGATCAGGCACGGCATCGATCCATTTCTGCGCGGCTGCCGCCACGTCCAGGCGTTTGCGCAAACTCACCTGGGGCACCAGGATGAACATCACCACCGAGGCCAGCCCGTTGCCGCTTCTCAGGGCGCTGTCGCTGCCCTTGGCAAAGCCGCCCCGTTTGCCGTTGCGGGCCCGCATGTTGTCGGCCACCAGCAGGGACACGCCCGAACTTCGATAGATGAAGCGAAGCCTCTGGCCCCGCATCCGCTCCCACATGCCCGGATCCATACGTTTGCCGCCGACGCCTTTGCCGGCGGCGGGGGTTGGAATGGCCAGCCAGAACCCTTTCTGTGAGCGGATGACGGTTCCATCCTCGAAAGCCGAGACGATGTCCGGGGCCTTGCTGAAGACGTAGCCGGCTGCTCGCAGGCTGGTCCCATTCTTGGGGTAGACTTCCGAGCGCCAGGTATTGGCTAGTTTGGGGCCAAGCCCGGCACCGACGATCTGCTGGCGCAGTTCCACCTTGAGCCCCTCGGAGGCATCCCGCATGCCATCAGTGACGGCAGTTTCAGCCTGGGTCAGTTCGTCGGCGAGGATGCGACGCAGATCGCCGTCTATCCTGCAGGTAAATCCCATCGACAGACCTCTGTGACCAAAATAGGCACACACTTATAGCAAGCATGAAATCCAAGCCTGGGCTTTGATACCTTTTGGCGACGACAGTAAGAACACGACCACGGTGGACGGAACGCCTGAGCAATAGCAGGTCGGTGGTTAATGAGCCCGCTACTGTCGTCACCTATGGGCATCCATGCTTAGCCCGGCCGGGTATCGATCCGCCAGATCAACTGCTCGGCATCGCGGGACGGCTCGCCTTGGACGATGAAGACCTCATTGCCCAAGGTGATGGTATCTCCGGCCTGAGGATTGGAGATCTTGCCGACCCGGATTTCAAACAAGGCCGTCGAGGCATGAACCGCAATGTCACCGAACTGGACATCCTGGTCCGGCCGACGCATCAGTGCCCTGACCGACCGGGCCTCGCCGACCACCGGCTGGTAGAGCACGGTGACGGCGAGATTGGGATCGGCAAACAGGTCGTCGACCGCGTCGGAGAAGGCGCTCACCTCAGTTGCCCGAGAAGATACGGACCGCCAGCCGGGGGCGCTTGTTGACGGGCAGGATCGAGGCCTCGGTCTTGACGTCGATGGCGCTGCCATCCTGACGGGCGAGTTGGCGGGCATACATGGGCAGGCCCATGGTGTTGACCGTCTCGATCAGGTTGGCAGGAGCGCCATAGGTGACGAAGGTGTCGGTGGTGCCGAGGGGGAAGGCAATGCCCTCTCCAGCCGGAACCAGGGTCTCGGTCGAGCCGGTGGCCAGGGTGACGGTGGCGTTGTATTCCTCGAACACCATGCCGGCGAAGGGGAAGCGGCGGCGCACATCCTCCCGGAGCGGCTGGGCGCCGGTGGAGGAGAAGTACTGGTAGGCCGCCTCCACTTTGGGATGGCTGATCAACTTGTCGAAGAAGGTGGGGCTGACCAGGGCGGTGACCGAGGTCATGGTCTCGCCCTTGAGTTCCACCTCCACCAGACGCAGCACTTCGCGGATCTTGGCCTGCACATTGGTGGCCGCCGTGCCGAGCGCGAAATCCACCTGCTGACGGACCAGGCCGAACTCGGCGAAGTAGTCGTAGAGGGTGGAACCCGAGCCATCGCGGACGATGCCGCGGAGCGCGTTGATCTCCATAAACTCGCGGGTCTGGGCATGCTTGGTGCGCATGCGGGTCAGCTTGCGTTCCATGACGGTGGCCAGGGGATCGGCGGCATCGGCGACACCGAAACCACGCACCCCCTGGACATCCTGAGGCGTGATGGAATCGTCGTGCGGGATCCACGGTACAGTGAACGACCGCATGGAGCGGGCGTCGCGGTTGGCAACGGTGGCCGGACCACCCAGCGGGACGGTGGGCAACAGGTTGAGGACGCCCTCGGCCTGCTCGATGATCACCGAGCGCTGGGTGACGCCCTCGAAGCGGAACAGGCCCATCTGGCCCAACCTGGTGTAGAGGTTGGGCAGGATGTTGATCGCCTGGGTCATCTCGGCCAGCGAATAGCCGCCCCCGTCGAAGGGATTGATAATTTCGACCATGGTATCTCCTGAGGTCAGGCGGTGACGCGGGCGACGAGGCCAGCGGTGGCGAGTTGAGAGAACTTGGCATTGCGCTCAGCCGGCAAATCGACGGAGGCGTCGAACACCAAGGCGGCCTGGGACAGGATCACCGGTCCGCGGACGGCGACCACGGCCAGGGTGTCGCCACCGGATGCGTCGATCGCTTCCAGCAGCACAGCACTGGCAATCTCCGCCCCTTCGTCACCGACCACCTGGGCGGCCGGCGACAGGCAGTAGTGCCCGTTGACGGTGATGCGTCCCAGGACGGAACCGAGGGCGTAATGGCTGCCGCCCTTCAAGGTGACGACCTCACGGCAATAGCTGGCATCGAACTCCAGCTTGAGCAGGTCGCCCAAGGTGGGCTGCATGGTCAGGACAGGCATGGTCATTCTCCGTGACGGGAGGCGGCTTCACGGGCGCGCCGGACGATGGGGCTTTCGGTGCTGGGCTTGGCCGCGGGGATGGGAGCGGTAGCCAACACATCGGCGGCATCGGATCGCGCCACCAACTGCTCCAGAACCGAGCGGCGCAACGCCTCCGGCTTGATGCCTTTGGTCAGAGCGTCAGCTGCGTCGATGCTCACACCCAGGCGAGCTGCCTGAGCCGCAATGGCGCTGATCTCGGAATACTCGGCTCGCAGGCGCTGCTCGATTTCTGCGCTGGGCTCGACGACGGGCTGCTGAACCGCAGCCATGACGGGGATGTCCCCCGTTTGCTCGGACATGATGAACTCCTTGGACTTGGACAAGACGGGGGAACGAGGGGAGGGGCGGGCCAGAGTGGCTCCGAGATCGGCCAATGCGACGCGGAGCGTGCCTACCTTGTCGGCTAAGCCCATGGCGACGGCCTGATCGCCACGATAGATGCCGGCCTCGGTAGCGCGGATGGCGTCAGGCGTCGTCTTGCGGCACTTGGCCACCAGATCGATGAAGCGACCGTAGAGGGCATCGACATCGGCCTGCAGGGTGGCGCGAGCCGTGTCCGACAGGGGCTGATGGGAATTGCCATCAATTTTGGCAGAACCGGCGTGGATGAAACTCCAGGTCAGTCCGGCCTGGGTATCGGCGCCGGATTCGTCGAGATGGACCGCGACCACGCCTACGGAGCCAACCTCGCCGGTCTGGGTGACGTAGAATCGATCCGCAACACATCCGATGGCATAGGCCGCCGATAGAGCAGCCTCATCGGCCACGGCCCAAATGGGCTTGCCGCACTGGCTACGGATCGCCTGGATCTGGTCGACCAAGTCGAACAGGCCACCGACCTCGCCACCGGGAGAATCGATGTCCAGCAGGATGGCCCGCACATTGGGGTCGGTGGCTGCGGCCTCGATGTCTTCGCCGATGTCGGAATACGAGCTGAGGCCACTGGCCGCGCCCAGATAGCTGGATCGGTTCACCAAGGAGCCCATCACCGAAATGATGGCGATGCCGTCGGGGGTCACCTGGGTGTCGGGGGCCTCAAACGGATCCTCATCGCCCACCGGAAAGGCCATGCGTCCAGCCAGCCGAGGAGCCATCACGCCCAGGATCACGTCCAATTTGGCGCGGGCAATCATCAGCGGCGCCCCGTAGAGACGGGCCGCCACATGGGGGAGATCAAGCATGGAAAACCTCAGTTGGGGGCTGCCGGATCGGCGGCATTGGGATCGCCGGGCGGCACGGGCGGCGGGCTGCCAAAAACCAAGCCCAGAGACTTCTCGCGGGCCTTGTCGGCCGCGATCTCGGCATCCACCTGCTCGGCATCGAAGCCACGTTCGGCCAACGCTTGGGTCCTGCTCTTGAGACCGGCGTCGATCTGCTCGATCTCGGCCCGGGCGTCCTTCATCGGGTCCACCCAATCCCACTTGGGCGGCAACCAGGAGCACGATTGTGCAAGGGCTCGAGCTTTCTCATAGCCGGGGATGGTCAAGGCGCCAGACATAACCGCCATATCCATCCAACGCTGCCAGACCGGCCGGCAGAGCTGGTGGACCATGACGGCATGCTGCCAAGCCTCGATCCGGCGCCGGAACTCCAGCAACGCGAGACGCGAGTTGGAGTAGTTGGCCTTCAGCATGTCATTGGACAGGTAGGCGTAGGGCACTCCCAGGGCAGCCGAGATCTGCAGCAAGGTCCGATACTGGAAGGCCTCGTAGGAGCCGCCCACATCGGCCGGTGCCGAGGTCTGGATCTGCTCACCCGGTTCCAGCATGACCACCTGGCCGGGCTGGACATCCATCAGACGATCGCCGGAGCCACTGTCCTCGGCAATGTCAAAGGGCTCGCCCGGTGACGGCGTGGTGACGAAGAGCGCGTACATGGCCGCCACCTTCTTACGGTCCAGTTCCGCGTCATCGTACTGATCCAGCAGGAATAGCTTCACGATGGCCGGGGCGAAGCGCGAAACGCCCCGCAACTGGCCGGCATCGACCGGGTCGATCACATGGATGATGTCGTCTGCTGGCACCCGGGTCAGTTCACCAGCCATACCGGGATCAGTCAGATCACCGGGATGGCGGCGCAGGAACCAGTAGGCCACCCGCCGACCGATGGCGTCGAACTCGATACCCTGGCGGATGACATTGCCGCCGGGCAGATCCTCATTGCGGTTCAGCGGCAGCATCTCGGAGGGCAGCATCTGAAGCTGCAGCGGCACCGCCAACCCATCCTCGGGTCGGCGGGGACGGAAGCGGAAGAACACCTCGCCTGCGATAAACACCTCCCGGGCGGCCCGGCGCTGCTGGCCGTAGAAATCGGTCAGCCCCTCCGCGTCACTGTCATCGGTCCAGGCTAGCCAGAGCTTCTGGACCGCGGCCTTCTGCTTGGAATCGCCAATGAGCGAGGACGGCTTGATGCCCGCGCCCACCACGTTGCCGGCCCAACTCTCAATGGCATTGGCGGCATAGCCGTTGTTGCGGACCAAATAGCGGGCCCGCGCGGTAATGTCCGGACCGGCCGCCGCGATCAGGGTATTGAGATGGGCGCGGGTCGCCTGGAAGCTCTTGAGTCGGCGATTGCCTTGGCCTGCCTCGAACCCACCCCAAAACCACGAGCCGCCGATCCAGGCGCCGAGCCTGCGGCGAACGCTGCCCAGCATGATCACAGCCCCTTGCTGGCGACGGTCAGCACCCGGCGGCGAGGCGCTCGGTTCTCGGCCTGGGCGATGCGGCGATCGAGGTCATTGAGAACCTTGTCGGCCTGGGCCAGGTCATAGTGGACGGTCCGATCGCCGACGGTGACCCGGCTGACCAGCGCATTGCGCCGGGCCAGCACCCGTTCGCGCTCGGCCTTGAGTTCGTCGATGGTCATGGATCATCCCCACGAGCAGCAAGGCTGCGCATGTCAGAGAAAATTTGATGTGTGCGATTGATGCCGGCACGGGTCGCCGGATACCGTATGGCAACGAAAGAATTCAAAGAGGCGGCACATGATCGAACCGATCGCCCGGATCAGGATCGAACTTCAAGACATCGAGCCCAAGATTTGGCGACGGGTGGATGTCCCTTTATCGACCAGCTTGATGGGGCTGCACGACATCATCCAGGTGGCCATGGGCTGGCAAGATGAGCACCTGTTTGATTTCCGGGTCGGGGACAAGATTTACAGCGAGCCCTATCCCGACGATGACATGTACGAGCGCAAGACCTACAACGCCAAAAGCATCCGCCTCAAGACGCTGGTCGAGCGAGGTGTCGGGCAATTCCTCTACACCTACGATTTTGGCGACAACTGGCAGCACGACATCGTCATTGAATCCGTGCGGGACGGTGATGCCGAGGTCGACTACCCCGTGTTCGTCGATGGCGCCAAGCGTTGTCCCCCCGATGATGTCGGAGGGCCTCCCGGCTTCATGGATTTCCTCGAAGCGATGCTCAATCCCACCCACGAGGAACATCGTCGGATGCTCGAATGGTACGGGAAGCCGTTTGATCCCCAGGATATCAACGAAGCCCATGTCCGGCGGGTGCTGTCCTGGTTTGCCGACCGTCGACGCGGCCCATTGGCCAGCCATCGTAATGGTCGCCGTAAGAAGGCGATCAATTAGCCCATGTAGCTGGATTGGAACACCCGCCGCGGGCGGCTATTGGCCCGCCGGATCTGACCGGCTTCCGGTTCATCAGGAGCCATGGCGTCGGGGTTTGCCGCGGCTTCGATCTGGGCCTCCAGATCCAGCCACTTGGAATCCGGCCAACGATCAGCCCCGACGATCCAGGCCGCTGCGCGGGCATAGACCCGACAATCCAGCGCCTCGTTGCGTTCACGCATCTTTTGCCATTCGAGCTTGGTGAAGCCACGGCGGTTCTTCACCGTCACCAGTTGCTCGGCCACGAACTGTTTGCACCACTCCGAATCCGCCCACGATGGCAGATGCACCGTTCCGGCCGGGTAACGGACACCCTCGGCCAGATCCTCATCGGTCGGTCTTTCGAGTCTCAAGAACCGATAGGTCTCGGACTTGAAGGTAGACACCGCCACCGTCCACAGCCTCGCACCGCGGCGGATCTTCTTGCCGCCCTCGGTGGCATCCACGAAGGTCGGCCCCGATACCGGGCTGGAGCGGTTGAAGCCCTCGACGCCCTTGATGGCCGAGACCTGGGTGATGCCGATCTTGCGGCTCCAGGTATAGACCGCCGAGGTCTCATAGCCGGTGTCGATAGCCAGCCGCGCAATGCGCAAGATGGCCCCATTGGCGTGTTTCCAGGTCTTTGCCAGGATGGTTTCCAGGCTTGCCCAGGTCTCCGCCTTCTCCGGGCCGCCATCGATGACGATGTGGTCGACCAGCCAGCTTTCCAGCCCGTGTCCCCAGGCCCAGACATCGATCTCGACGCGGTCCTTCTGGACGTCGGCCCCTGCGGTCAGGAACAGCGCCCCTGCCGGTACGGTGCCGTTGGCCCAGGCTTCCCGGCGATCGTACAGACGCTGCCAGTCGGGGGCTTCACCGGTCTCGACCCAGGTTTCGCCCAGAACGGTGTTGCGAAACACCCGGAGCGCATCATCAGACCCCTGGGCGGCCTCCCACATACGGGCAATGGTTTCCCAAGACTGCCAACCGGGCGGCGAATAGAGCGCCGAGATGTGGAAGCCGACGGTGCCGGGATCGGCTGCCTCGGTGGTGCTGCGCCATTCCCCGGCTGCCAGCATGGTGGCCTTGGCCGGTTCGAAGATCGGCTTTTCGCAGTCCTCACAAAGGTAATGGACGCTGGCCGGTTGGTTCTTCTCCCATTTGAGCCGCTCGAACTTCAGCCACTGCATGGCCTCGCAATGAGGGCATGGCACGAAGAAGCGACGTTGGTCGCTGGCATCAAATTCCCGCTCGATCCGGGACAGGCCGCGGATGGTTGGGGTCGATACCAGGAATGCCTTGGCGCGATGGGCGAAGGTGGCCATGCGGGCGCAGGCCAATGCCACCGGGTCGCCCTCTTCATCGGCGGAAGCCGGATAGGCATCCACCTCATCGAGGAACAGGTAACGGGCCGGCATGGAGCGCAGGCCTACTGCGCTGTTGGCGCCGGTCATCACCAGCACGCCGCCGGGGAAATCCTTGGACAGCATGGTGTTGCCGGCGTCGCGCGACCGGGCCGGCTTGACAAGATTGCGAAGCGCCGGGCTTTCATCGATCAGGGTATCGATGCGCTGGCGTGAGTTGCGCTTGGCCATCTCCACGGTGGGCTGGACCGCCAGGACCGGGCCGGGGGCATGGTGGATGATGAAGCCGAGGAAATTGTTGCCGGCTTCCGTCGCCCCGACCTGGGCGCCCTTCATGAACACCACCCGCCGACAGGGATGCGACGGCGACAGGCAATCCATGATCTCACGCAGGTACGGCGTCCGACTGGTGCGATAGCGGCCAGGCTCGGCCGAAGCCCTGCTGGACAATATCCGGTGTCGATCCGACCATTCCGAAACGGTCATCGCCGGATCGGGCCGCAGGCCATCGCTCCAGGCGCTTAGGAGTTCCTCGGCCCCATCGAAGCTGATCAGATCACCGGAACTCCGGCCGGATGTCGGAAAGTTCGGCGAGATGGGCTCGGACATGGGCTTCCAACAGCGTCTGCATGGTGTGAGGCTCGATGCCAGCCTCCACCGCCATCTGAGCGGCCACCCGCGCCGGCCAGGTCACCCAGGAATCCCGTTCCTGACGGGCCAGCTTGAACACCAGGGCCAGGGCCTTGGAACGGTCGACCACCTCATCTTTGAGTTTGGCCACCTGGATGCGGGCGCGCTGGGCCTTGGCCACCTCGTGCATGGTGCGCGCCTGGGTGAAACTGGCCGCAGGCGGCGTGTCGTTCACCTTGGGCGGTGCCGATGGTTTCGTGGCTGTGGCCGGGGCTGTCGCCTTCGAGGGTGGCGGCGGACGTTTGGCTGGATCGGTTTGAGCGTCCCAGGCGGCATCGGCCTTGATGGGGTCAATGGTGCCGTCGGCTTCTTGTGGGATCCGGCCAGAGCGGGCGGCTTTCATCACCGCTACATGGCTCACGCCGCGATGGCGCGCATAAGCGCGAACCGATAAGCCCATGATCGAAAGTCCGCAAAATTCGCAATGAAATCATCTGGTTATTGAGTTGATGGTGTGGGCGCCGAGAGCGATGGATGGGTCACCAACCAAGGAGATCGCCATGACCCAGCTTTCCGACACCCAAGCCGTTATCCTGTCTACCGCCTGCGCCCGCGAGGGCGGATTGGTTCTGCCTCTCACCACCTCCCTGACCGGCGGGGCGGTCAATGCGGTGCTCGGCAGCCTGATCAAGAAGGGGTTGATCGAGCCCACCGCCGCTGAAGGCGGGGCGCCGATTTGGCAGGAGGGCGATGACGGTACGCCCCTGACCCTTCGAGCCACCCCGGCTGCCTATGCCGCGCTCGGGATCGAAACCGATGTGATCGCGGACGTTCCGCCAGCCACTCCCCGCCGCCGCCGGGACGGCAGCAAGCAGGAGATGCTGATTTCCATGCTGAAGCGGCCCGAGGGCGCCAGCATCGAGGAGATCTGCAGCGGGTTTGATTGGCAGCCCCATACGGTGCGGGGCGCCATCGCCGGGACTTTGAAGATGAAACTCGGTCTCGCAGTGATCAGTGAGAAGGTCGAAGGGAGGGGACGGGTCTATCGGCTCGATGAGCCTGCAGAGTGACGCCGCTCGACTTCGGAAAGGATCATCAAAGCTTGATCGAGGGCCGGCATGTCACCGGCCCTCGACGCGCGTTCCACGTGGTGCCGCGCGATATCTAGCGCGGATGGACCATGGGCATGGATCAGTTCATCGGCCGCGCGAGATACCGCGTGAGGATCGACGGCTATGGGACTTGCCTATTTCTTCAGGGCCGAGGAGGCCTTGAACTTGATGGTCGAGGACGCCTTGATCTCGATGGTCTTGCCGGTCCGGGGATTGCGCCCCTGGCGAGCGGGGCGCTCCGACTTGGAGAAGGTGCCAAAGCCGATCAGGCTGAACCGGCCTTCCGTCTTCACGCCATCCAGAATGGTGGCGATCACGGCATCAAGGGCCTCATCGGCCTGAGCAACAGTGCAGCCGGTGGCGGTGCGGATGGCTTTGGAAATCGCGGCTTTGCTCATACTGTGTTTCCTTCCCGGACAATAATCCCGGAAGAATACTAAGGGCATAAGGCAGACTTGTCACCGGAAGCGTTCAAAGGCCCGCCTCAGTAAGTAGCTCCGGATCAGTGAAACCACCGTGAATACCGCGCCGATGGCGAGGTCATCCGCCAAAGTGACGTGGACGCCGAATAACGGGAAAACCACGCTCTGGGTCGCAACGGCAATGCCATAACCCACGCCGACATTGGCGAAGGATTCGACTAGCGACATGCGACGCGATTGCCTCATGGCTTCCGCTCGGGCGTAAGGTCCTCGAAGCTCCGGCCATCGCCCTCCAGGATGGCCTTCTGGCCGGTCAGTTTCTGCCAGCGCCCGATCACCACATCCACATAGGCCGGGTTCAGTTCAATGGCGACGCAGACCCGGCCAGTGGTTTCGGCGGCAATCACCGTGGTGCCGCTGCCGGCGAAGGGCTCATAGACAGCATCGCCCTCGGCACTGTTGTTAAGGATGGGACGGCGCATGCATTCCACCGGCTTCTGGGTGCCATGGACGGTGGCCTCGTCCTCGTCACCACCCGAACCGATGGCCCATACCGTGGCCTGATCCCGAGCCCCTTGCCAATGGCCGGTGCCGTTCTTGCGGACCGCGTACCAGCAGGGCTCGTGTTGCCAATGATAATCCCCGCGCCCCAGCACGAAGCGGGGCTTCGACCAGATGATCTGGGCCCGCACCTTGAAGTCGTTGGCCTCCAGGCTGTCGGCCACGGTCTTGGCGTAGATGGCTGCATGCCAGACATAGGCGACTTCGCCGGGGAACAGGGCCCAGGCCTCGCTCCAGTCGGCACGATCATCATTGGCGACCTTGCCTGTGCGGGTGGTGGACGACACGCCAGCCTGATTGCGCCAGGACGGATCGTATTCCACGCCATACGGTGGGTCGGTCACCATCAGGTGCGGCTTCGCGTTCGCCAGCAGGCGGTCGACATCGGTGACCACCGTTGAATCGCCGCAGAGCAGTCGATGCTTGCCGAGGCACCACAGATCACCAGGCCGGGATACCGGCTGTTCTGGCGGTTCCGGGACTTCGTCCTCAGCCGCATCATCACCCTGGCCCTCGTCATCGAGGGGAGCCATCAGGTCTTCAAGTTCCTGGTCTGAGAAACCCGTCAGAGCCAGATCAAAGCCCTCCTCATTGAGGGCATGGAGTTCTGCGGCCAGAGTCTCGTCGTCCCAACCGGCATTCAGCGCCAGCTTGTTGTCGGCGATGATGTAGGCGCGGCGCTGGGCTTCAGTCAGATGATCGATCAGCAGGACCGGCACCGTGTCCAGTCCAAGGCTCTTGGCGGCAGCCAGTCGGCCATGGCCCGCGATGATGTTGCCCTGGCTGTCGGCGAGGACCGGATTGGTCCAGCCGAATTCGATGATGCTGGCGGCGATCTGGGCGACCTGGCCGTCCGAGTGGGTCCGCGAATTGCGGCCATAGGGACGCAGGCGATCGAGCGGCCAATGCTCGACGGCTTCGGGCAATTGATGGGGCATTATCGTTTTCCAGCGTTCTGGATACGGCGGCCCAGCCAAGCCATCACTGGGACTGCCATGGAATTTCCCAGTGTCCGATAGCGGGGGCCGTCGGGGCAGTTCTCTGCCGTTTTGTTTCGCCAAGGGATCAGGGTGTAATCGTCTGGGAAGCCCTGGAGCCGTTCGCATTCCCTAGGCGTCAGGCGACGCACCGCCATATCGGCCGAATGGACTGCGAAGGGTGATTTCTCGAAGGCCTGCAGGCAGTCCGTGTGATCCACGGCAATGCCGAGCGATGACTGGGCATTGCCGCTCTTGTGCATATTGAACGCCACGTAGGTCTGCTGTTTGGCGCCCGGCTCGGCCGCAAGAGCACCGGCAACATCAAGGTGCCGGACTTCGTTCCGTTGGTTCTGGGTAAACGCCACGGCGTGCTGCTTGCCCGCCTGCAACGTGAACATTGGATCGCCGTCGCTGCCGATGCCGATACCGGCGCGTGGGTCGGAAGTACTGTTTCCCGTGCGGGCACCGGCCTCCAGAATCGGGATGGCAACTGGCACCAGGGGGGTACCGCGTCCAGTTCCATCTTCAGAGGCGTCGAAGCCCTCACCACGTAGACTATGGGCGACCAGCGTGTCAGTGCAGTCGCTATCCACGCCACGGGACAGGTCGCGTGCCCGCAAGGTAGTAGCGACGAAGGTTTCGGTCTCAAAGTCCATCCGCCCGCTGGCTGAGGCACAGGCGTTGAGCGCTGTAGCGAGGTCAATGGGGCCAGAGGTGTTGTTGCCGCCAAAGGCCTCGGCGATCAGCCCTCCGTCAAGATCGAAGTCGGTCCCGAGCCCGCCACCGCCATGAGTGCGTGCGCTAATCGTGGGGGCAATTTTTTGCCCCGTTTCTCGGCACGGCGGATGATCCCGGCGCACGCCTTCGCGCTCAAAAAGTACCTGGACGGGATTAGCCCTGTCTCCAGCACCTGCGACAACGAACACACGGCGGCGGCGTTGGGCCAAGCCGAAATATTGGGCGTCGAGCACCCGCCACGCGACTGTGCGCGCGGGGCCAACGACAACACCAGAGTCCGACCATTTTCCCCCTGGCGGGAAGACCGGACCATCTTCTCCGGCCAATCCGCCCAGAAGGCACCCGAAGGCGTTGTCGCGGGTGGACAGGACGCCGGGGACGTTTTCCCAAACAATCCAAGCTGGATCGATGGCATCGGCAAGTTCCACAAATTTGAGGGCAAGGTTGCCGCGGGCGTCATCAAGCGACTTACGCAGGCCCGCCACCGAGAACGCCTGACAGGGTGTTCCGCCTACCAGAATGTCGATCTTGCCGCGCCAATCCGCTCCGTCGATGCGGGTCATGTCGCCGAGATTGGGAATGGCTGGATGGCGGTGCGCCAGAACGGCGGAAGGAAATGGCTCGATCTCAGCGAAGAATGCAGCCCGCCAGCCCAACGGCTCCCAGGCCGCCGTCGCAGCTTCGATCCCGCTGCACACCGAACCGTAAACCAGGCTCGGAACGTGCAACATCGGGCCGAGCGCCGGGGAGCATGGCTCAGAGTGAAGCGCATCCATGAAGGCGGTAACCGGCTGGGGCTGGTAACTGGAGGGCGGTTACCGAGGCGGATTGTATGGTCCCGCAAACACGAAAGGCGCGCGGGCCTAGGCCTTGCGCGCCTCAGGTGGGGCTTTCCGGTAACCGGGGTGGTAACTCAGTTTTCGGGGCTGTCGCTAGCGATCTGGAGCGCCTTGCCCGCCCGCATAGGTTGCTAGCCAGGGAGGACCCGCTCGATTTCTTTGGCCGGAGGAAGGGCATCGCCTTCGTTCCCCAGGCTATGGGCTGACCCTACCACTTTTGGCCCGATATGTTGCACCCCATGATGTTGCAACAGTGTTGCACGGACTTCCGCCCCTTTGCGGGGTGTTGAGCCGGGCGGCGATAGTGACCAGGGCATAGGTCCAACGTCGCCAGGCGGTGGTGCGATCACAGCCGAATTCATGGGCGATGGCCTTCCAGGGCCGGCCGCAGGCGCGGTGCCAAACCAATCGGCTCTCTTCGATCTCAAGCCAGCGCAGCCAACCCAGGGTGACGTCCATCTGGTCGATGGCCTTGGCGGAGGGTGGGCCGGGGCGGACCTGGACCTCATCCCGACCAAATGCGTCCCAGTAGTCCCGGACGATCTCCGGCCAAGCGGTGACGTAGCCCTGGACCTTGACCCGAGGCAGACGGCGAAGCGTCTCGGCGGCTTCCTCCAGGTAGACGGCCACCATCTTCGGCGCCCAATGAAGATCATCCATGCGAGTTCTCCTCCGTCGGGCGTCGCCCATAAAGTTTTGCTCCCAGTTGCCGCACCAGTTCCCGCTCGGGCCAGGTGAGGCGATCGTCGTTTTCGGCAATGACCAGGACGCCGCGTTCCTGCCAGCCGTCCCGCTTCACCTGTTCGGGATCTCGGCGGGTGCCGCCATAGCCGGGCGGATGCCACCTCATCGGACACCTCCCTGGGTGTCGATCACCCAGGTCAGGATGGCCAGAGCATCGGCCTCGTTATCGTCCTCGGGGGTGAAGCCCTTGGACCGCATGGCGGCGATTACCGCATCCTTGCCAGCATTGCCCTTGCCGGTGGTGTGACGCTTGATGGTGCCGACCGGCACACCCTGATAGGGGATATGGTTCAGTTCGCACCAGGCCGAGAGATGGGCCAAGAAGCCGCCATAGAGGTGCGCAGCGTCAGTGCCGGCATGGCGACGGACTTCTTCGAAGCAGACTGAGCCAATCTCCTTGGCGCTGCTCAGCAGGTGATCCAGCCAGGAGCGGAAGCGCAGATAACGCATGCCGCCGCCCTCGTAGCGACTGGGCCGGAACTGCATGGTGCCGGAGACGATGGTGCCATCGGCCAGAAGCATGGCCCAGCCGGTGGTGCTGCCCAGGTCGAGCGTCAACACCGCGGATTTGCTGGTGGTGACGGATGTGTCGGGTTCTCCCTTATAACCCGTACACGCGTGCGCGCACGCCCGCGTGACGTAGATATAGGAGGGACCCGTCACATCCGTCACCGCATTGATTTCACAGCGTTCTTTCTTTGAGTGCATGACCTAGAACTCCATATCCTCGGAGGTGTCAGTTCCCGCGCACAGTCGGACTCCCCGGAAATGGCGGGCAGTTTTGCTGCGCCACTGCTCCAGCCCTCGATTGACCAGGTTTTCCGCGAATCGCTTGATGGAGCCGGTGAACTCGCCGTTCGCCTCGGTCCAGTTCTTCCAATCGGCAAACAGGGCCGAGGTGGTCTCGCTGAAGCTGTTCCCGCGCTCGCAGCGCTCATCCAGCCAGCGGCCGAAGGCATCCTCGGACTCGAAGTATTCGTCGGTGGCGGCCATCACCGCGGCCGGGGGCCGCAGACCGGTGCGTTGCCAGGCCAAGCAACCTTCGACGGCCCATGCTAGGATGCCGTCGCGCTCGGCCAACAAGCGGTCGGACAGTTGCTTGTCGCGCTTGGCCGGCGGGATGGTGATGGTGAAGGGCACCATGTGCAGGCGCCGCCGCATGGCCTCATCGACGTTGCGGATGGCGGGCTTGTGGTTGCCTGCGACCAGCAGCTTGAACTGCGGGATGAACTCGAAGAAGTCCTGGCGCATGAAGCGGGCGGTGATCTTGTCGCCACCGGTCAGTGCCTTGAGCTTACTCTCGGCCCAGCGGCGTCCCTGTTCGGTCTCGATGGAGGTGACGATGCGGGCGCCCCGCAGCCCCGCCATGTCGGTCGGGTGCCGCTCGGACGTGGTGGCCATGAACATGTCCATGGCGGCGACGGTGGCGTAGTCCCCCAGGATGGCGGTCAGGGTATTGGCAAAGACCGATTTGCCGTTGGCGCCGGTGCCGTAGAGGAAGAACAACGCATGCTCGCTGGTCACGCCGGTGAGGCAGTAGCCGGCGACCCGCTGCAGATAATCCTGCAGATCCTTGTCGCCGCCGGTGACAGTGGCTACGAACTGCCGCCAGATCGGACAATCGCCCTGGGGTGTCGCCATGGTGATCTTGGTCATGGCCAGGGCGCGATTGTGCGGCTGGATCTGGCCGCTATGCAGGTCGACCACGCCGCCGGGGGTGTTCAGCAGCCAGGGATCGCGATCCCACACCTCGGTGGTGGCGGCATGACTGCGGTCCGCCCGAGCCAGGCGTTCGACGGCGGCGACGGTGGAGGCCGATGACAATTTGGATCGGAGCTTGGCAGAACGGGCTGCGGACGCGGCATCCCGACAAATGAGCCGGGCCATATCGTAGGCCAACAGGGTGCTTTCGCGCTCCCAGCGGCAACCGGTCCACAATAGCCATTGGCCCCAGCCGGCAACGAAACGCCAATCCTCGGCATGGGTCTGTGTGAAAGCCGCGGCCAAGGCATCTTCCGTGAAGGCGACGGGCTCGGCGTCCTCATCGTCGTCTTCCATGTCTTCGTCAGCCAGATCATCTCCGTCCAGGGCGTCGCCGTGCCGCTGATCGCGTACCCACAGGCGCTCCGCTTCGCGCTGAAGCCGGTCCATGGGCCAGGGCGGATCGATCCGGGCCTCGTTGTAGGCGACGATCTCATCCCAGGCATCCGCCGGGGAGATGTGGCCGTCACGGCAGCGCCGGATCCAATACCCCATCACCCGCGACAGCGCATCGAACCGGGTGGTGCCATCCATGCCGCCTTCACGGACCTGCTGGCTGAACAGGTCGGTCACCGAACCGCGGGCGGTGCCCGCATCATTGAAATCCAGCCAGGACGATCCCTCGCCATCCAGGGGAGGCATGGCCAGAACGGCTTCCACCAGTTCGCCCAGGTCGCGCTCGACCGAACCGGCCGACAAGATCTCGACCAGGCGTCGACAGCCATTCTTGGCGTGGATGGTGCCAGCAACCCGGATGGGCTGATGGGCCGAACGGAACGAGGGGTCACCGCCGACCTTGGTGGCGATGATGTGACGGACCCGGCAGACAGTGGTGATGTCGTCGCCTTCAGCAGGTTCGGTCAGGCGCCAATAGAGGTGGAGCTTGCGCTGGCCTTCCGGGGTGACACCGCCCGAGGCCACTTCCATGGTGGCCGGGCCGATGTGATGGATCAGGTGCTCGCGCTTGCTGGCGATGTCTCCGTGATCCAGGTCGACCAGAACCACCTGGGTTTGGACCACGTCGTCGGACTTGGCCGAGCCGTGCTTGGCGACGGTGCCAGGCACGACATAGATGGCCATGTCACCATGGGCGGCCCACTGGGCCTGCCGGACCAGGTTGGTCGCGAGGTCGGCGTCGGCCTCGAGGAAGGGCGTATGCGAAGGTTGGGCTTCGTCCGTGCCCTTCTCCGGCAATGCCCGCACCGGTACCCAGCCATCACAATAGCCGAATACCAGTTCGGCATAGGCCGTGATCATGGCGGGATCGGGTTCAGCACCGCCCACGATGGAAACCGGAATCTGCGCGGTCATGCCCAGCACCTCATCTTCCAGGGGCAGAACCGGCATTCGAAGTAATCAGGATCGGAGGTCATGCGCGGCAGCAATTCGCCGGCATCAGTGGCCTGCAGAATGCGGACAGCGCGATCGCTGGTCCGCTGGGCCAATTCCCCGTCGAACGGCACCAGTTCGTGGTGCAATTCGGCGGTGTCCTTGTTGATCGCGGTGAACAGCGCCGGGCTGGCCGAGATACCGGTGACAGCACCCTCCATGTAGGCCTGGTACAGCGCGATCTGCGCTGCATAGATCGGCTTGGAGACAGTGACACCCTTGGCCACCGTTTCACGCCAGTTCTTGGCGTTCATGGTCTTGCATTCCCACAGGGCGGGATAGCCCATCCCGGGGATGACAGGGCCGTCGGCCAGGATGCCGTCCACATGGCCTCGGACACGGCCACCAGCCACCGAGAAGCCGAATTGCTCGCCGTCGGGCCGGTTGCCTTTGCGGGTGTAGATGTCGAAACCAGCCCGCCGCAGCCAGCGGATAGCTACATCTTCCAGGGCATGACCGATGGCGAAGATGCGAAGCGTCTGGCCATTGAAATCGGCCTCGGGGTCCTTGGGCGCACCGGCGAATTCGTACTGCAATGCCCGCTCACAGGAATGGCCCAAGCGGGAGCCGCCGAGATAGGTCCTGGGCGGTGTCGCATCCCGATCCGCGGCCAAACCGGAATCGATCAGGGCGTTGATGCGTTCGGCGAGGCTGGGTTGGTGATTGAAGTCCAACATCAGAACGGTATCTCCGTGCTGTCGGACGCCGCGGTGGTGCGCATGGCGTCCTGAAACCCTTCAACGGCAGCTTCGATCAGGCCCAGAACCTGGACCTCGGTGAGCTCGGCCAATCGCTTGTCCCAGCCAATCTCGTCCATCAGTTCGGCGACCAGCTTCATGGCGGCGCGGATCGCGGCCTGTTCCTGTTCGGTGAGGTCAACCATGGCCGGCGATCTCCGCGCCAATCGCGACCAGAAGCCCTGGCAGGCCTTGGAGCAGAACCAGACCGATGGCCGAGGCCGCTTCGATCGCACCGGGTCGCGCCAGCCAAAGCCATGGGCAGGCTGATGACAGACCGCGCACAGCACCCCACGTGGATGCCAGAGGCGAAGGCGGGTGTTGGCGGACATGGGCGCCTTCCATCACGCAGCCCTCGCCGAGGTATCGTTGCTGGCATCGAACACCAGGGTGCGGATGGCCTGGCGATTGAATCGAAACGCCAGCAGCGCCGATGCCTGATAGCGGGTCAGGCTGAGGTCCTGGCGAAACTCCACCGGCAGCAAGGCCAACTGCTTGTCGGTGGGAGGCTGGTTCAGCCACCGCCGCGACTTGTGGGCGCTTTCGTCGGTTTCGTTCTGGTTCAGCCAGTCATCGGCAGCAGCCAGGCAGACGGTGCGATCTCCGATCGCCAACAGATGGGGCATCCCCCTGGCGAGGCCGCCGACGCCATACCAACGACCGTTGAGGAAGAAGACGCCACCCCAGGCATTGAAGCCACTGGCCACCAGCGCGGCATCGTCGCCGAACAAGTCGCACCACCGGAAGCTGGAGCGCTTCAGCAGGTCGATCTCGGTCATCAGGAATTCCGTGACCGGGGTGCCGGGGTCGGAGGCGGCGCGCTCCCAGACATGGCCGCAGAGGGGGCATTCGGTGACGCCGAGCGGCACCACGGCGCCGCATTCCGGGCATTCCTTGGTCGGCGCCTCGCCGTTACCCTCGCTGCCGTTCAGGTCGATGTCCTGTTCCAGCGAGCCATGCAGGATGCTGGATGTGCCGAAGTCCAGGACGATGCAGTCGGTCTTGATGATCCCGGGATGCTCTTCCGGACTGACCGTCCGCAGGCCCCGGCCGACCATCTGGATCATGGTGCTCTTGTAGGAACTGGGACGGAGCAGCACCACGCAGCTGGTGGGGGGATGATCCCAGCCTTCGGTCAGCACCGCGACATTGACGACGACCTGGGCCTTGCCGGCAGCGTAGTCGGCCAATGCAGTCTTGCGTTCGCCATCGGGCATCTCGCCGGTGACCATGATGGCTTGGATCCCGGCGCTTTCGAAGGCAGTGGTGACGCTACGGGCGTGTTCCACCGTGGAGCAGAACACCACCGTCTGGCGCCCGCCGGCCTTGGCCTGCCAATGGCGAATGACCGCCTCGTTGACCGGCACGGTATTCATCACCCGTGACACCTCGGCCATGTCGAAATCGTCGCCGGAGCAGCCGACCTTGGCGAGATCCTCCTGGACGCCGACATCGATGACGAAGGTCCGGGGCGGAACCAGATGGCCGGCGGCGACCAACTCGCCGATCCGGATCTGATCGGCCACGTTGGAGAAGATCGGCCGCAGGCCCTTGCGGTCGCCGCGATTGGGCGTGGCCGTGACGCCGTAGATCCGGCACATGGGGTTTCGGTGCAAAGCCTGGTCGATGATCCGGCGGTAGCTGTCAGCCGCCGCATGATGGGCTTCGTCAATGACCAGCAGATCGATGGTCGGCATGCTGTCCAGGTTGGCCTGCCGAGCCAGGGTCTGGACCATGGCGAAGGTCACCTGGCCCTCCCAGGACTTGGCCTTGGAATCCACCACCGACGTGGTCAGCAGCGGGGCGACGCGGCCAAACTTGCTCCGATTCTGATCGGTGAGCTCATCGCGGTGGGCAAGCACGCAGGCTTTGGCCTGGGTGCCGCCGATCACCTCGGTGGTAGTGGCAGACAGCATGATGGTCTTGCCGGCACCGGTGGGCGCGACGCCCAGGGTGTTTTGGTGCTCGTCGAGCGCGCGGGCGCTACGCTCGACGAACAGCTTCTGGCGGGGGCGCAGCAGCATGGCCGTTCCCCTTACTGGGCCCAGGACGGACGATTGCCGGTATTGGCGACCGTCATGCTGGTGGACTGCCCGGCGGGCTTGGGCGCCGAGCTGACGATCCCCATCAGGCCGGCATATTCCTTGTGATCGGGTGTGATGGCGGCACGGATCTCATTCTTGTCGTCGCCGTTGGTGTCCTTGCCGACGTCGATCTTGGCCACGAACTCGATGCCATCCAGATCGCCAATGCCGCTGATGCGCCGCGCCGCTTGGGCCTGGGGCGACGAATCCTTGTCGGACAGGCCGCGGGCGGAGTTCAGCATGGCGCGCACCAGGGCGCGGCCCATGTTGCCCCATTCCGGACCCTTCGGACTGTAGAGGCCGATCAGGGTGAAGATCTTGCGCCGGGCGTAGGGGCCTTCCAGCACGGTGAATTCACCGCTGATATAGACCGAGCCGGTGGTGCCGCGGGTGGCATAGCCGCCAGTCCACCCCTGGGTCGGGTCGTCGTAGCCGCCGGGGCGGATGGACAGCCGGACCTTGGCGATGGTGCCCTTGGGGATGATGTTGACGACCGGTTTGGCGTCGTTGAAGTCGTTCCAGGAATTAGCCATGACAGTGCGCTCCTCTCGTCAGGATTGGGCGTGTTCGGAATTGGTGGGGGCCGGGGCGGCTGGGCTGGGGCGGCCATATTCCAGGCGCTGGGCGGCAGGCGCGGCGGGGCCGCGGATCTTGTCCATCAAGCGGCCGAGATGCGGTTCTTCGATCAGATCGAGGCGCCCACTGCGGTCCTTGGCCGGATAACCCCAGGCGTTCAGGGTCTGGCAGATGAAGGCCCGGTGAAGGTGGCCGTCGTCGCCCTTCACGTCGGTCATGGTGATGACCTGATCGACGATGCCGGGGAGTTCCAAGCCGGTCTTGGCCCCATCGATCTGGGGCACGAAGACCTTGCGGTTGAAGTCGTCCAACTTCTCGTCCAGGACGCCCACGAAGATGATGTTCTTGCCGCGGGTGTGCTGCAGGTGGGTCAACCAGCCGATCATTTCACGGCCGTGCAGGCCGTAGGCTCCGCGGATGTCGGGTTTGCCGGTCTTGTCCGAGAACGCGTCCGGCTGGCCGCGGCACCACTGGAAGCAGAGACGGCCTGCCACCGTGATCGAGTCGATGAACACCGTGTCGTAGCGATCCAGAACCGTGGGGTCGCCGAACCGCTCGCAGACCGCGTCGTAATGGGCCTGGCTGTAGGGCTGGTCGTCGCGCAGTGCCGGATTGGGGCCGCCGATGAAGACGGCGAAGTCGCGGCATTCAGGCCAGGTGCGCGGCCGGATGGTGTCACCCGGCCAGCCCTCGATGGCGAGGTCGCCCGCCTCGAGATCCATGAACAGTGCCGTCGAATACGGCTGGCCATTGGCCAGGGTCGTGCTCGACAGCAGCGTCCACAGGAGCGAGGTCTTGCCGATGCCGGGCCTGCCGAAGATGCAGGCCTTGATGCCACGGGGCTCCGCCAGCCGCTGGTCGGCGGTGATGATGCGGAAGCCCTGGTTGGGGATGGATGGGGTGCTCATCACACCCCCTCCACGGCGCGGACCGCCGCATCGACCGCATTGGACACGCCCATGGCACCGGCACAGCGGGCGTAATCGTGAAGGCGGCGCAACGCCGAAACCTGATGGATCAGGTTCGCCGACACCTTGTCCAGCGCCTGGATGGCGAGGGCCACGTCATCGACGCTGGCGTCTTCGATGGCCTTGACCACCGAGGCGGTCTCGTCGCCGATCGGGGGCACCTCGATGGTGTCCGGGATGGCGTCGAAGGACATCTTCTTGCGCAGGCGTTCGAGCAACTGGGTAGACATAGGGGTGCTCCTTTTCGTCAGAGCCAGATTTCGTCGGAAGTGCTGCTGCCGGGCCCTGACGCCGCTCTGGAGCCTGCGGTCGAGGTATTCGCCTTGATGGCTGTTCCATTCCCCCGAAGGCCCGGCATGAAGTGCTGGGCTCAGTCGTCGCCCGTCGCTTCGCGGGGGCTGTTCGGCGTCTGGCCGGATTCGGTGGCGTAGATGGAATAGAGCGGAGTGCCGTCAGCAGCCGTACCGGCGCCTTCAATGCGATAGTCCTCGCCAGGCTCGATCACCTGGTTCAGTTCCCAACGCCGGTACAGGCCGGGCAAACGGAGGAACTGGTTGTCCGAAGAATCGTGCATTCCCAGGCTTCCCTTGGCTCCTGGCCGGACCATCCGGACCAATCGAAAGGAAAACGCGGTGCAGCAGCGGGATTTGGGACAGGCCCGCATCAGATTTCTCCCAGCACGTCACGAAGACGGGCCAGGGCGCGCTGGTAGCGCTTGCGGACGGCGTCATAGCCGAGGCCAAGGCGGTCAGCGACATCACGCTGGCCTTCGCCCATCATCACCACGGCGACAACAATGTCGGCGTCGTTCCCAATCAGATCGGTCAGGACACGATGGACAAAGCCGGCCACCGCATCAGGATCAGTCCCGGCCGGCAGGCCGAAGCTCGAAGACGTGGATGCGTGAGAAGCGAATTCGTCGGGATCGGGCAGTTCCTCATACGTCGCAGCCTCCGCCCACCGGCGACGAAGGTCGTCACGGATATCGCGCTCGACATTGGTGATCAGGGTGGCCGCGACCCGGTTGATCCGGCTCAAATCCGCCCGCTGCATGCCCATGGCAAAGCGGCCGGCGATCTCGGAGGCCAGTTCATTGGGGTCGGAACGGAAGAAACGCCAGAGCCGCCGATAAAGAGCATCAAGCCCGGGCCAGAGTCCCAACCACACCATGGCGGTGGCGACATCGCGGTCATTTCGGTGCCGCTGCGCCGCTGCGACCAGGGTGGCCAGGATCAGATCCTTGTCGCCTGGGTCGCCATTGCGACTATGGAGATGATCCAGCACCGCAGTGGTGTCGACAAAGCGTCCAAGAACGGGATGTTCCCGTCGCAGAAGCTCGAACTGGGTGTTGGACGAGTGAAGGGTGAGGGTCCGCTCGAAATCCGCTTGGATTTGCTGCCAGAGAGCGCGCACGAGATGCCTGCCTTACGGCCGGGCATCTCGTGCCTCCTGGTGGCCAGGTCAGGGTGTCGAGCGCCTCTGCGATTTCATTGGGGGGTAGGTGAGAGCGTCAGCTCTCGGGCGTGGTCGCGTGGTTGAGCGTGCCGCAGCCACGGCAGGTGGCCTGAACCGGGAAGCCCACGAAATACTCGTGGCCATGACCAAAGCGCAGGTGCATGCGGCCGTCCTGGCAAATGCCGAGCAGCTTGCCGCAGCGCGTGCAGCGCCATTCGGCGTTCAAGGTGGTGGGGTTGATCTTCGCAGCGCCGGACATGCTCGTCGGGGCGGCCTGGCGCGGAGGGAAGGGAGTCGGCATTGAAGTGCTCCTCTGATCGATGGAGCCCTTCTATTGGCCCAAAGAATCGGAGCTAGTCAGACCCCCCAATCGGAGCCGGATCGGAGTTGGCCGTCAGTAGGCTATCTCCCACACCCCTTTTCTAGGGCTTCTGAGGAACTGTTCCTTCAGCTTGTCCCAGAGCGGCTGGTTGAAAATATTCGCCATCGACTGGTCCTCGGCGATCCCTTGGACGAGATCCTTTGTCGCCATCGGCATTGGACCTGCATTGTGAGCATCTACCAATTTCTGGAGAACCTGGATTCGATGCCCGCCTTTGATGTCGATGCTGCCCTTCCCCGGCACGAACAGGGTCGCGATCTCTTCCCCTAAGCGGGTGAGTTCGACCGCCTGGCCACCGCGGGCCAAGATCCGGTGCCTTCTGAACACCGACCGGAGCTTGTCTGCCATCAATTTGATTTCAGACTGGGCATTGTCGATATGGTCGGCCAACTGCGTCAGAACGTTGGCCGCCAGGCATGGCCCAGGAGCGTTGCCGGCCTGCAGAACCAGTCCGATGCCAAGGTTGTGGCGTGCCCTAAGCTCTGTATCGACGCTGGACCGCACTTTCTCACGGTTGAGGCCACGCGCAAGGTAAATCGGAACATCTCCACCATCGACCACTAGCGTCCCAAGGTAGAGAAGTTGGTCGGTAAGCGTCTCGAAGGCGGGCGCGTCTAGAACTTGTTCGAGACGTGACTTCAGGTGTTCCGCGACCCAGCCACCACGCACCCGATAGATCCTGTAGCGATCCGGGTTACCGCCAGGAGTTACCTGTCCCTCGGCGACCTTGAGGTCGGCCACCTTCCGGTCGCCTGCCTCAGTGGCTTTCTCATCGACCCGAACAACCACCTCGGCAGCGACTGGGCCTACCTCATCCTCATCGTCAATCAGGTCATCGCCTTCCCAGCCAGCGGGCACGAGAAAGCCTAACTCCGTCAAGAGACCAGGATCGACACCGCGATCCAGAAGCCAAGCGCCGGTTATCTTCTCTGCTCCAACGTCCCAGATGGCCAACAAGGCGGGGATGACTGCCATGCTATCTGAGTCGCTTGGCGATCGACCATCGCGCAAGATCTTCCAATATCGCAGCAGGCTATGCCCAAGAACTCGTTCGAAGGGGTCATCGACGCTGAGAAGGCTGCTCGTGTTGCGGTCGGTGAGCGTGAAGTTGAGAGTTCGCGCATCGTCCCGCCCAGCGCTGCGATACCGCACCGCGATTTCGACCAAGCGGATTGCCACCGCCCGCTCGAAAATCATTGGGAGTCCAGGTTGGCTGCCGATGATTTCGGAGATGTTCTGATCGATCGTGGTGGAAAGCGAGAGGCGATTGGCAAGATTGCCGACGCTTATATCTGCCCGGATCACTTGTGCTCGGAGGATCGCCGCGTCATCGAGTTCCGGCAGTTCAAGATCGAATCCTTTCAGGAACTGCGAAATATCGTAAGCTTGGAAGTCGACCGGCTGATTGGAATAGGTCTGATCAAGAGCCGTCTCGATGAAGCGTTCGGCGATGGTGTGCCGTAGCCTTCTGTTGCCTGCGCGAACATGGACCCGCCCGGTCGACGGCGTGTAGACGATCATTGCTTCTCCGGGCGGGCGGAAATAGATACTTGACCGATTACCATCGTCGTCGATTTCCCGGACACTTGTCGGGGGATCAGGGTGGTACAGTAGGTACATTTCTGCAGCCGGTTCGTCACCCTCCTCGGGGATGTCGAACCTGTCGATGCTGTAGCCATCACCGCGATCAAGGCGCTGATTGAGGTCGGCCAGGAGTGCATCAAGTACTGCGCTACCGGCGTCTGGACCTCCGTCAACCGACGGTTCGGCCATGAATGTCTGGTAATGCTTGTCGTAGCGCCGGTAGAGACGCAAATGGAGGCTGTTCTCCGCCGCCTCGAACAAGCCGTGTTCGTTGGCGAAGGTCCATAGGCTTCGCGCCAGTTCATTCCGCTGGTTCAGAAGGATCTTGGCGCGATCGGGTTCAAGCTTGGTTTTGGCAAGGCCTTCGAGGACGTACTGGCCGCGGGTGCTCGCGATTGTAACAACCCGGGCGGCTTCGGCTTCGAGTGGTCCCAGCCGGTCTTTCTTTTCTTGCTGCAGCATTTTGCTGGCCGTGGGGGGATGGCCAGGTTCTTTCGGGGCGAGTTTATAGGCTTCAAGCCACGTCAATCTCTCGAAGGCTTTGCTTTCGAGAAATTCTGCGATCAGCTTCGGCTCCAAGTCCTCGAAGAGTCGAGTGAGGTTTGGGCAGGTCTTGGCTGCGGCTCGAACCATCTAAGTCTCCGTCAACGCGTAAATTTGCTGGAGCGCAGGCCACATAATAGTGGAAGCCAAATCGGGGGGCAAGATTGCGGGTTCTTCATATGTTCCAGGCATCCAGTTTTCTGCCTTACCTGTCCCATATCGAGCCACGGGCAAGCGTTTAATCGGTATCAACAACACCGATCGCGGCCCTGAAAATGTTCATCGCCCTATCCCCCGACCGCATGACCGCCGCCGAGCGCCTTGACGAGGTCGCCGAGATTCTCGCCACCGGCGCGATGCGTATGCTGGCGCGGAAGTCCACTCGTTTATCTCCTGACGGCGGAGACAGTTCCGTCGACTTCACTGCCAACCGGAGCGTGTATGGCGAGGTCCCCAACAGCAGGGCTTCCCGCTCATGACAAACGCGATCCTTTCCCAGGTGGCTGAATTGCCCACCCTGCCAACGCCCAGGCTGAAGGCCATGTGGCGCGAACTGACCGGCACCGAGCCACCGCCCTATAATCGCACCTTCCTGGTCAAGCGTCTGGCCTACCGGATCCAGGAACTGGCTTTCGGCGGCTTGTCGGTGCGGGCTGAACGTCGCCTCGATGATCTGATCGAGGAACTTGACGGCAAGAAGAAGCCTAGGCCCAAGGACATGACCGCCCCAGTGATCGGCACCAAGCTGATCCGGGAATGGCAGGGCGTGCTGCAGGAAGTGACCGCCCTGGCCGATGGCTTCGAATGGAAGGGCCGCCGCTATCAGAGCCTGTCGGCGGTGGCCCGCGCCATCACCGGTACCCGCTGGAACGGGCCGCTGTTTTTCGGCCTGCGCAAGCACGGCAAGCTGGAGGGCAACCGATGACCGCTGCCAAGCCCCTCCGCAAAGTCCGATGCGCCATCTATACCCGCAAGTCCTCGGAAGAGGGGCTGGAAATGGAATTCAACAGCCTCGACGCCCAGCGGGAATCCTGCGAAGCCTATATTACCAGCCAGAAGGCTGAAGGCTGGGTGCCGGTGCCTGACCATTACGACGATGGCGGCTTCTCCGGCGGCAACCTGGAGCGCCCCGCATTGAAGCGCCTGCTGGCCGACATTGAGGCCGGGTTGATCGACGTGGTGGTGGTCTACAAGATCGACCGCCTGTCGCGCTCGCTGATGGATTTCTCCAAGCTGGTCGAGGTGTTCGACCGCAACGACGTCACCTTCGTGTCGGTGACGCAGTCGTTCAACACAACCACGTCCATGGGGCGGCTCACGCTGAACATCCTGCTCTCCTTCGCTCAGTTCGAACGCGAGGTGATCGGCGAGCGCATCCGTGACAAGTTTGCCGCCTCGCGCAAGAAGGGGATGTGGATGGGCGGGGTACCCCCGCTGGGATACGACGTGGTGGCCCGCAAGCTGGTGGTCAACGAAGCCGAGGCCGATCTGGTGCGCCACATCTTCCGCCGCTTCCTCCAGGTCGGCTCCGCCACCCTGCTGGTCAAGGAATTGAACTCCGCCGGACACCACACGAAGTCCTGGATCACCCAGGATGGCAACGAGCGCCTGGGGGCTCCGTTCACCAAGAACTTCCTCTACAAGATGCTGGAGAACCGGGTCTATCTGGGCGAGGCTGTCCACAAGGGCGTGGCCCATCCCGGTGAGCACGAGGCCATCATCGACCGTACCACCTGGGAACGGGTCGAAGCGGTAAAGGTCGATAACGCCCCCAGGAAGCGGGCCGCTGCCGCCCGCGCCACAACCCCTGCACCACTGAAGGGCCTAGTGGTCTGCACCCATTGCGGCCGGGCAATGACGCCAACCCATACTCGCAAGAAGGGGCGGCTCTACAGGTATTATACCTGCATGAAGGCGATCAATGCCGGCCACGACACCTGCCCGGTGCGTAGCATTGCCGCGGGTGAGATCGAGGCTGCGGTGATTGGCCAGGTCCGAGCCCTGCTGCGCGCCCCCGAGATTCGGGCTCGGGCGGAGCGCATGGCGCCCCAACTGGCCATAGCAGACCTGCACGCAGCTCTCGACCGGTTCGACGCGGTATGGGATGAGCTTTTTCCCGCCGAACAGGCTCGCCTCCTCCAACTGCTGGTGGAGCGGGTTAGCATTTCGCCCGACGGGGCGGACTTGCGCTTACGCGCTGAGGGGCTGGCCAGCGTGGTCGCCGACATCACTGCCCAGGCAAGTGAACGGAGCGCTGCATGAGCGGCGTCAGCATCGACACCTTCACCGTCCGGGTGCCGCTGAAGCTGAAGCGGCATGGCGGCCGGAAACTGGTGATCGTGCCTGATCGGGGCGGGATTCCTGAGCGCCCCAGTGCTAGGCCGGACGACACCCTGCTGAAGGCATTGGCCCGTGCCCACCGGTGGAAGCGGATGCTGGAGTCTGGGCAGGTGGCATCGCTGAACGAACTAGCCGAGGCCGAGAAGATCAATCCCTCCTATCTCAGCCGTATCTACCGCCTGACCTTACTGGCCCCCGACATCGTCGAAACCATCCTCGACGGTCGCCAGCCGCGCACACTCCAACTTGCCAACCTGATGGACGACATGCCGGTGGAATGGGAGCAGCAGAGGGGATTGCTAAACGGCTGACAGTTTCCATAGTGTTGCGCGGCGTCGACCAATCCTTATGATGGCCCAATGAATGTAGGTGCTTCTACTTCTCAGGAAATTATTACGGTTCTGGCCGTTGCCACTGTTTACGGCGTGCGGCTTGTCGCCTTGCCGATGTGGAACTTTTGACCTTCCCCCCTGAAACCGGTCCACGCGGAGAGTGAGTTCCCATAACCTGACGGAAACAGGGGAACTCAGATGAAGCGCAGTCGATTTAACGAGGAACAGATCATCGGCATCCTGAAGGAGGCCGAGGCGGGCGAGATGCCCGCCGTGTCGGTGTGCCGCAAGCACGGTATCTCCGAGCAGACCTTCTACCGCTGGAAATCCAAGTATGGGGGTATGGAGGTGTCGGAGGCCAAGCGGCTGAAGGCGTTGGAAGACGAAAACACGCGGCTGAAGAAGCTGTTGGCCGACGCCATGCTGGACAATGCCTTGCTGAAGGAAGTCCTCGGAAAAAAATGGTGA